GTGTATAAGTGGACAAACATACAAAGAAGGAACACAAGTTCCTGATAAAAGTGGAAACTTAGATCACATGAATGATGCACTAGGCTATCTAGTACATTGGATTAATCCTATTAGGAGAGATAAGCCAGAACACGCAGATAGAAGTCCGCAGTTGTTTGGACATTATTAAAAGGATAAATAACAAATATAGTAGCAACAATTGATCACTGTTGAATAGTACTACCTTATAAGGAAAATATAATTATGTTAACATTAGAACAAATAGAACAAACCCATCCAAGTTACCAAGCAGTAGCTGAACAGGCTAATTATCATTACAAATCATATGTGGGTGGTGAATTGTATAAAAGTGGTAGTTACTTAACACAGTACATTGGTGAGAACCAAGCACCAGGAGACCAATATGGAAAGAGATTAGACTCTACACCATTAGATAACCATGTGCAAACTACTGTAGACATTTACAGAAGTTTCTTGTTTAGAACACTACCAAAAAGAGATATTGGACTGTTAATCAACAACCCACTAGTTAGTGCTTGGTTGTATGACACAGACCAAGATGGTCAAAGCATGGATAGTTTTTTGAAAACAGCAAATGACCTTGCAATGGTACACGGAAGTACCTGGATACTAGTAGATAAGCCAAGTTACAAAGTACAAACACAAGCTGAAGCAATTGAGCTTGGTGTGAGGGCTTATGCAGCAATGTACACTCCACAAAATGTATTAGACTGGTACTATGAACGCAACCTTGCTGGCAAGATGGAACTAGAATACATCAAAGTAAGAGAATCAGAGAATGATCAATATGTTACATTTACTTGTTGGCACAAAGACTCTGTAGAGAAATACAAAGTAGCCAAAGATGAACAAGGTGAATACCGTTCAATAGTTGAACACACTGAATATGATAACCCATTGGGTTATATTCCGTTTGTATTTCACGCTCCACTAAGATCACCTACAAAAGGCGTAGGTATTAGTTTGGTGGCAGATGTAGCTAATCAACAGAAATTCATATACAACTGTATGAGTGAAATTGAGAGCCACATACGCATCTCATCTCATCCTACATTAGTTAAGCCTACAAGTACAGATGCAGTTGCAGGTGCTGGTAGTATTCTTAACTTAGATGAAAGTGTTGATCCAGGATTAAAACCATATTTGCTACAACCTAGCTTAAACACAACAGACACTATATTACGCAGTATTGAAAACAGTGTAGCAGCAATACAACGCATGACACATACAAGTGCAATACAAGCCACTAACGGAACACCAATGAGTGGAATAGCATTACAAACTGAACGCCAGTTGTTGAATGCTAAACTAAGTGATATTGCAGATACACTACAAGAAACAGAATACCAAATGTGGATTATGTGGTTAGATTGGCAAGCATTAAGTATGCCAGAAGACTTCCAGATTGATTATCCAGATACATTTGATATGAGAGATGAGATGTTAGAACTAGACTTCTTAATGAAAGCACGCAGTAGTGGTGTAAACAACAAGATGTTCCAAGATGAAATAAGCAAACAAGTTGTTGCACTCACAGTAGATGATGATGAATTACAAAGTGAAATCTTAGCTGATATGGATAAAGATGACTTTGAGCCACATGAAATGATGGACCCTATGTCAGGTAAAACAGTTGTTGCAGAAACACTTGAGCAACACTTAGCACTTGATGAAATGGGTTTTACACATGAGGGTGAATAAAGTTGGCTTTCAGCACTAAGAAACATGATAAGGTCTTACAACGCACACTTGATGAAATAGACTCAGGTGTATTTGATAATGTTAAGGCATTGGAAAATGAAATAGCGGAATTGGTAGCTCAAGGGTTACCAGTAGAGATGGTAAGACCACAGATCATAACAGCATTCAATAGATATAGTGAGACTGTTAGGACTGTGGCACAACCATTAACAAACATAAGTGAAGACTTTATAAGTCAAAGTGCATTACCAGTTGATATAGCAGATCAAACTACACAAAATACACTGTTAGCACAAAGTCAAAGTACATTAAGTACTACAATGAATAACAGTAGTGAAGATATAGTAGCAGCAGTTGTACTTGGTACTGTTGCAGGATTAAGTATAAACAACATAGTAAATCAAGTAAGAGGAAGAATTAGCGGAGTACAAATGGATACAAACAATCCTAGTATACGCAAATTACAACGGAAACTACGCAAGATGCAACTAACACCAGGAACAGATGCAAAAGAAATAGCGGCAACAGTTGCGGCTATTAGAGCTGCATTACCAGGTGATGTTAACACTAGTGCTAGTTTAATCACACGCATGAGAACCGCAGTGGATAGCGTTGTAGGAAGTTTTGATGGTGCATTTGCTAAAGCAAGAGCCACACGCTTGGGAATAACAAGTTTCAAGTACAGTGGTGGACTAATTGAAACAAGCAGACCGTTTTGTAAACAGTTGTTGGGACAAACACTAACAATAGATGAAATACAAAACAAGTGGAGTGGTAGTAGCTGGGCTGGTAAAGAACCAGGTGATCCGTTTGTAGTAAGAGGCGGATACAATTGCAGACACTACTGGGTACCCATTGAATCTGATGAAGATTAAAAGGATAAATAAAGATATATAAAGTATGATACATTTAGTATCCAACCCTAAACTTAATAAAGGAATATTGACATGACAATTGATAATCATGGTGTGGAAACACAAACTGAAACTGTAGACACTGGGGATACAGCAACAGGCCAAAATATAGACTCCCAGGTTGAAGCCGCTAAGACTTTTACACAAGAAGAAGTAAACTTATTAGTTGGCAAGCGTGTTGCCGCAGTTAACAAGAAATTTGAAAATGTTAACTTAGAGGAATACAACGCACTCAAGAGCTTGAAAGAGCAAGTTGAGGAAGAGAAACTGATCAAGAAGGAAGACTTTAATGGTGTTCTTAAGAAGCAACAAGAAAAGTCAAATGGTGAAATCACTAGACTTAGAAGTGAGCTTGAAAAGATTAAGATTGATGGTGCATTAATTGATGCGGCATCTAAAGCCAAAAGTGTTGCACCTGATCATGTAGCTCAATTATTGAGAAGTAACATTCAATTAAGTGATGATGGTAGCGTAATAGTTACTGACTCAGAAGGAAAGCAACGGTATACAGATAATGCAGACCCTATGAGTGTGAATCAATTAGTTGAAGAATTCTTATCAAGTAACCAGTATTTCAAAAGTGCCGGCCCAAGTGGTGCAGGCTCTACGGGTAATACAAATAATCAAGATCAACAGAGTTTTGATCTTGCACAACTTGATTTAAACAAGCCAGAGCACAGAGAAATCTATAAAAAGATGAAAGCTCAAGGCAAAGTTTAATTTTATAATATAAAAGGATAAAATATTATGGCAAACTCAGCATACGGATCAGGCATCAACTTAGATGCTTTAGTAGTTCCAGTACAAGCTGCAACAGTATTTGCAGCACAAGAGAATTCATTATACCTACCAGGTGTATTAATTCCATCAGTAAGCGTTCCAGCAGGATCAGCCTCAGCACAAGTGGCAGTTATGGGTTCAGTTACAGCTGCCTCTATTTCAGCAGAAGCGGCACCAGGTGTAGACTTTGAAACTCTATTACCATCAGACACAAAGAAAACTATTGCTCTAGACTTAATTGCAGCAAGAACTGTTTTGCGTGACTTAGGTGGCATTGACACAGCTGACATGGGTAGAATCATGGGTAACGCAATTGCGGCTAAAGTTGACACACTAGTTTCAACTGAGCTTGGTAACTTAACACCACAAGAATCTTTAGGTGTTAACCTACTAGATGAATTGTACAAAGCAATTGGTACAGTCAGAGGCGCAGGTGAAACTGGTCCTCTTAACTGTGTTGTTTCAGCAGCAGCATACCAAGGCTTTATGTCAGTAATTGGTTCATCTGCATTTGCAGGTGGTGAAACACAAAATGCAGCAATGCGTTCAGGTTTCATTGGAATGGTTGCAGGCGTACCATGTTATGTTTCTTCATACTTGAATGACACTAACACAGGTCTTACAAACACTAAATTTGCAGTGTTCTCAGGTGACGCACTACGCATGGCTATGCAAGGTGGAGTTAATGTTGAAGTAGAACGCAGAGCAGCAGCAGTTGGTAATGACATTGTTGCTTCAGCAGCATTTGGTATTGATACATTAGACGCAACACGCGGTATTATTGTACAAGACGCAGTCTAATATTATTAGACAATAGTTACAGGGCTCTACGCCCTGTAACAAACTAATACAGGAGAAGTTAAATGGCATTTGCTACAAATACAGATTTAGAAGAATATGCACCAGAAGTGTTCAAACAAGGTGTTGATGATTGGACAGAAGAACTGGCCAAGGCACAGACTGATGTTACTAACATGATTCAATTCAAGTGGTGGAACAAATTCTATAGCAGAACTGAATTTGATAGTAGTAAGTTAGTTGAAGCACAGTGGACTAAAACTACAGTGTATCATACCATGTATGCTTATATACTACCAAGACTTAGTACATTTAGACCAGAGGGTGACCCGTTTAGAGAACAAATAGAGTTTTACAAAGAACGCTATAATGAAGAATGGGAATTACAGTTTGGTGTAGGTATCAAGTATGACTTTGAAGGAGATGGTTCAATTGATCCGTCAACTGATGTCAGACAAGTAAGTCAAACTAGGTTGTATAGATAATGGCACGCAGAGAAGATATACTAGTAAAAGTAGTTGAGTTGTTAAAAGCTCAACGCAGTGTAAGACTAGGCAAAGTTCAAAGAGATCCTATAGTGATTGAGGAATTAGCCGCAACAGCATTTCCAGCCGTATATGTTGAAAGCACAGATGAAGAAATAGTTGATATTACAATGACTATGGGCGCAACTGGTTTAGAGCGTATGGGTGAGTTGGAAATTGCGGTAGTGCTTGTTGTTGGTGGAAGAGAAAGAGATACACAGCGTAATATTGCTGTGGAAGCTATTGAAAATACACTAATGGCAGACCGTACATTAACTGATACTGTACAAGATATTAGGCTCTCAAGAGTAGAGACTGTGACAACCGGTGAAAGTGCACCTTTTGCCAGTTGCAGGATGGTATTCACAACAGAATACTGTTATCAATTAAATAATACATAAGGAAGATATATTATGGCATGTTACGCAGGAAAAGATGGTGCTCTCTCAGTAGGAGGCACAAATGTTGCAATGTTAACAGCATGGAATGTAACACAGTCAGCGGAAACGCTGGAGTGTGCATACATGGGTGTTGATTGGAAAGACTATAAAGCTGGTTTAAGATCATGGGAAGGTTCAGCAGACGCTAACTTTACTGATGACTCAGCAACTCAGGCTATGAATGAAATAGTTGTAGGTACAGAAGTAGCAGTGGTATTTTACCCAGTTGCAGCTGGAACTATGAGTTTCACTGGCAACGCAATAGTTACATCAATTGACAATAATGTTGCATTAGGTGATGTTCAAACTGTAAGTTTAAGTCTTACAGGTACTGGATCATTAGTTACTGACATTACTGTTTAAGTAAAACTTTTATTATGGGTCTTAACGGGCCCATAATATTACAAAGTTAGTACCCCTATTAAGAGGCTAACACAAC